CCCCCCAATCCGATTAAATGCCCGGGGTGCCGTACACGCCGCGCGGATCGGTCCAGCCGAACGCGTAACGCTCGGTAGCCTTGTAGCGCATGCTGTCGGTTTCGAAGTCACCTTCCATCGACTTCTCAAGGCCGCGACGCATCGCGAGCTTGAGGCCTTCCGGTGCATCCGTCTGCACCCACCATGCGGTGGTCGACGTGATACGCGAAAGGTTAGCCTGACCGCCGTCCAACAATCCCATCGATTTGACCGGATTGATGTCGTTATTTGCGGTGCCAGCACGCAGAACAGACTTGAGGAGAACCTCAGCCTGAAACACGTTCGAAGGACCAACAACGATCTTCTTAGGCGTGAGGCGGATGCGCTTGCCGTTGTTGTCAACAGCGTTGCGGATCTGCACCAGCAGCTGCTCGAGTGAGGTCTGCGAAAGGTTCGCAGCCGTCGAGAGCTTGTTCGAGAAGGTGCCGTTGGCAATCGGGTGATCGGTGGCAACCAGTTCCTTGCCGTCGCCGCCGGGATAGGCAGCATTGAAGGCACGGTTCAGGATGTTCGCACCAAGGGTTTCCTTGGTTTCGATCAGCGACTGGGCGAGGTGACGTGCATAGGTCTGACCGATGCGGATGTGGTCACCGTCTTCAACCAGAACCTTCGTCAGAGCGAAGGCGAGGCCGTAGACCCGATAGACGTAGCGCTGAATGAACAGCACGCCGCCTGATTGGTAAGTGACCGGCATGCCGTCGGGCAGTTCCGGTGCAGCGCCGAAGCCGTACAGGACAGGCTCTTCGTGGTAGTTCCGGGGAATACCCTTGAACTCTTTGAAGACCTGCGCCCATTCATCAGCGCGTTGGTCGTAGATACCGTTGAACTCTTCGTTCAGAATGGGCTCAACGATGGAGCGGAAGTCGGTACTCCGCATTGGCGTAGCCATAGTTCAAGCCCTCCTTAGTAAGCGTTCTTGACGGCGGTGTTCTGATGTTCAACGATCTGCACGAGAGCGTTGACATAAGTGTCACCCCAGTTGTTGTCGGGACCGGAAACAATTCCGATAAGGCGAAGTTGTGCAGTACCACCGCTGGTAACAACGGAGGCGACGTCAAGCGCCTGTGACGACAGACCAGTGGTCGTGTTGCCCGCAGGAGCAGTGAAGTCGTACTGCTTGCCGATGTCGGCCACAACCAGAGCAGCGTTAGACTGGATCTGGTAAGTGATCGACTGGTCAATCGTTACATAAGCAACGATGTCCGTGGCGGCAGTCGAAGCCGTCCACTTGTTCGACACGCGACGGCGACCGTCGCTGTCTGTGAACTCAACACCTTGGAAGGTGCCGATGAAACCATCAGCGTCGCCAGCAGAGGCGAGGACGATGGTGCCTTCACCGGTCGAAGATGGAGTAATCTTCACCGGAGAGTTCTGAAAAATGGTCGCTGCGTACCCTGTGAGAATGGTCATCGCGAACGGACGTACAACGCCCGAAGGATGGTTCACAGGAGCAAGACCATTTGGAGATGCAATGCTTGGCATGTCCTATGTCCTTAGAAAAAGATTGCGGTTTGCCTTAGCTGAATTGCTCCAGCCTCGGCGCGTGTTGACGAAAGTCATCCATACCGTCCCCCTCAATAAGCCGACTGCCGGACTGCTCTGCCTGTGCGCGGATGCTATCCGCAACTTCAGCCAGTTTGTCCTCTTCACGCAACGGTGCATCGTGGTGAGCTTCCTTCATGAACCTCTGATAGAGGTTCTCGGGCAGCTTAAACGCGAGCATCTCGTTGACCGCGATCATACCGACATATTCGCCAGTTTTGACCGAGGCATGCTCCATCCCGGGGACTTCTTCTGCCTTGACCGGCTCGTAACCGAGCTGGACGCGACGATGAATAGGGTCACGAGGGTTGGTCGTGGTAAGCCAGCACACATGATAACCGGGGATCTTCGGTAGATCAGGCAGTGCGTCATTAAAAAGTTGCGCCCGGAACATTTCCAGTCGGTCGTCATCGCTAATCCCACGGTCTTCAGTGACCTGACGGTCTTCCATACCACGGGAGCGCCGAGCAACATCGGGTTCCTTCTTCAAGCGGTCATCCATACGTTCATTTTCCATGTTGGCATACTCCTTTTAGTTAGCCGAACCATTTTTGTCGTAGGCCTGATACGCCTTGAGCATTCGGTTCCGCGCGACGGGATCATCCCAAATGCCTGCCTCGATCATAGCAGCCTTTCTTTCCGGTGTCACGTATACTTCTTTGCGTGTCGAAGTAGGGGCGTGTTCACGGGTGTTTCCCTGCGGCGGAGCCTTGCGGCGCGGCGCAGATTGGCGGGTTTCGCCGCCGTCATCGCTAACGCGCGCAGCAACGCGGTTAGTCAATTCTTCCCAGTAGGCACGGCTCGTCGGGTCGTAACCCTGCGCCGTCATGGCCGCGTCGATTGCGTTGACAACAGCGCTGTCGTCGTCGGCACCACGCGGGTCGTACCACGGGTTGGCCTGCATCCACTCTTGAGCATAGCTCTGGACGCGCGGGTCGCCGGTGGGTTGAGCCTGCTGTTCGCGGGCCTGTGCCATCTGCTGCTTGTTGTACTGCAGCTGCTGGGCGCGGGACATGGCCTCGTCGCGGATACGCATCGCGGCCACGACGTCCTCGCCGTTACCGGCTTCGGTTGCGCGGGCCATGATGGCCTCAGCCTGACGGATCTCGCCAATCGTCTGTTGCAGACGTTGGTCGATGCCTTGCTCGTTGGCGTGAAGCGTGTGCCCTTCGACCGCAGCGACGCGGCGCGCCAGTTCTGCGTTCTGGTGGCGGAGCATTTCCAGCTCGCGCTGGGCGTTCTCCTTGGCGCGCTTCTGGATCTCGCGACGCTTTACACGACGCTTGCGGTTCTGAGAGGTAATCTCGTCCTCGCTATCGTCCTCGCTTTCGGCAAGGCGCGCGTCGCTTTCGTCTTCGCCGTCATCATCATCCGCATCATCGGCGTCATCGGCCTGTGCGTCTTCGGCGGGCGGGGTACCTTCGATGATGTCGAACTCTTCGCCATCATCATTTTCGGTCAGTACATCGTTACTCATAACCGGCTCCTTTCAGCCTTATCAATTACAGGAAGGCTTTGATCGCGAGCGGATCGCCCGTGACCTTGCCAACCAAATCGAGGTCGTTGAAGATAACCACAATGGCCTCATCGCCATCGGGTGTTTTTACCGACCAACGGTCGCCGCCGTAACGCGGGATGCGGACGAAGTCGCCGACTTCGCACCACGAGCCCTCTGGCCACGGGTCCATTGTGTTGCGGTTTTTGAAGGCAAGTGCGCCAACGCCAATAACTTTGGCCACCTGCGTGTTGTAATGCTCGGTCTCCCGAACATCGGAGGTCAGGATAATCCCGCCCTTTGTCTTGGCTTTGGGTGTGCGGATCTGGCACAGCACGCGGCTGCCAAACGGTTGCACGCCCGGATCGCAGGCTGGGAACGCCTCGTCGACGTTCTCGTACCCGAAATCAATCTTATTCGCAATTTCCTGCATCAGTGCTTCTTTCTTTGCAGTTAGAGGTCAAAGCCTTTTCGCTCATGCTCGGCGACCATCTCGATGATGGCCTGCTTCGCACGCTCAAGGCCTGCGTAAAGGCCGACAGCCCGACCGTAGTCGAAGGCTTCGCGGCCGGACGGTCGCTCCAGCGCTTCTTTAGCAAGCTGGGCTTGCTCTGTCTCCAAGCGCTGGAGAAACATCTCGATCCTCACGCTGGGGTCTTCGGCCCCGAGCCAGCGCCGGTGTCAGGGTTCTGACCCATAGCGAGCTTCTTGTGCAGAGGGATTGCCGTCTCAGGGACTTTTTCGCCCTTCGTGTCGGCTTGCTTGGTAGGTTCCTTTGCCATGTTTTTCTCCTTATGGCTGCGGGTTGATCCCAGTGCCGGTCGACACTGCGATTTTCTCGCCAGACAACATCTCCATTTCCGCGAGGGTCATGGCCGTTTGGTTGTCGGCTTGGTTCATTGCGGCGCGAGCCTGAAGCTCGGCTGCGGTGCGTGCATCTTCGCGATCTTCCTTCATCGCCAGCGCGGCCAAGTCTTGCTGGGCCTTGGCCTGCTCCATCTGCGCGTTGATTTCTGCAAGTTGCTGCTGCAGCATGAGCTTCTGCTGCTCGAGTTGCATCTGCTGCTGCGCCTCGGCCTGCTTCATCTGCATGTTGGCCTGATCCAGCTGCATCTGCTGCTGGGCCTTCTGACCTTCGAGCTGCATCTTCTGCGTGTCCAGCTGCATGCGCTGCTGCGCCGTCTGCATGGCCACCTGCGATGGGTCCATCGGGGGTGGCTGCTGGAACTGCTGGATCATCTGCTGCGCCTGCTCGATGATTGGCGGCAGGTCGGCGAAGATGTCACCGGCCTTTTCGCTGACGACCATCGACGCCTCGGCCAACATGCGGTCGAATGCACGTTTGTCCTCGTCGCTGTGTTCCTGCTGGCCCAACTCGTCGAAGTCTACGTCGGCCACGCTCTCGGCCAGATCCATGGTGTTCTTCATGTACCAGAGCGCGACGTGTTCCTTGAGGTGGTTGATGATGCCGGGCATGAACGTCTGTTGGAACATCGGCCCTGCGCCGAGCATCGGGTTCATCATGAAGCCGAGGTGCGTCTTGATGTGCGCGATGTGGTCCTGCTCGGGGAAGGCCACGACCGGACGGCCCAGTGCGGCCGCGACGTTTTCGTCCACGGCGTTCTGCTCCTCGGGCTCGACGGCTGGGTTGAGCAAGCTGTCGTAGTCGGGGATCTTGAGCGTGGAGAGGATGCGCTCCTCGACCTTGCGCTGGTTGTACAGCTGCGGCAGCAGTTGGGCGCGCTGCGCCACTGCCTGCACCTGCGCGTAGCGCTGGGCTTCGCTGAAGATGTTCGGGTCGGAAACCGGCACGACGTCCATCGGGCCTTCGAAGTCGGCGCGCGACGCCAGCTCTTCGCCAGCCTCTTGCTCCAGCCGCTCGTCATCGAGGTACATCTCGTTGAGGCGGTGCAGCACGCGCAGCATGCGGCCCATTGCGTCGTGCAGGCGGCTGTGGATTGCGTTGAACACGACCATGCCCTGCTCGATGCGGGCCAGCGTTGTGCCGACCGGCGCGTTGGCTTGGCTGTCTGGCAGATCCTCCATGGACGTGCGGATGACGCCCTTGCCTGCCTCGACGAGGAAGCCCAGCAACTGGAACAGCGTTGGCGATGGCGGGTTGAACGGCAGCGGCATGGCAATCTTGCGCACGTCGTCCACGTTCAGGCCGCCTTCAATCTCTTCGACCTGCGTCGGCTGGATGTTCAGCGTCTGACCGCCGCGCGTCCCGCCCTTGAGCTTGAGCATCGTCGGCACGTTCTGGATGTGCGCGCTGTCGAGCAGCGCACGCAACGCGCCGGTGGCGGCAGCGCTCAGGCCGCCGACCATCTGCGGCAGGCCGATTGGGTACGCGCCGCGCCATGGGATGAACGGGAACTCGACGATCCACGTCATCTCTTCACGCGTCTCGTCCTCTTCGTCCCAGTTGCGGTAGATGGACAGCACCTTGCCCGAGGACTTGTCGATTGTGATGATGTACGGAGAGGCGTCTTCGCCCTCCTCGATCTGCGTGATGGCGTACACCTCGTAGACGGTGCGCAGACCGTCCTCGTTGTAGCTCGTGTCGGTGCGGCCTTCGATTTTGTTGTTCGCCTGCTCGGCCAGCGAGGCCTCGGGCTCAAGGCCCGGCGGCGTCAGGTCGATGTCGCGGTACATGCCAGATTTTACACGTTGCTGGTAATCAAGCTGCGTGATGTACTGCACGTGCGTCTTGCGCTGCGCGCTGTAGAAGTTGGTCGCTGCGTACGGCAACAGCATGTCGTCGATCATGACGGCAAGGAAGTTCGGCCGGTTGCGACGGTCGTCCCAGCCCAGCTTGAGGTACTGCGCGCCGCCGAGCGGCAGCTGGGTCAGCATCTGCTCCAGTTCGGCGCGGGCCTCTTGTGCCTGCACGGTCAGCTGCCAGTTGAGCAGGGCCGACTTGCGCTTGGCCTTGTCGACCTTCTTCTGGTCGGTGTCGCCAACGACCATGTCCTTGACGGGGCCGTTCGCGGGCCACAGTTCCTTGATTGAGCGGGCCGCGAAGTCAACGCAGGCCTCGGTCAGCATGGGGTGAACGACCTTCGACGCGCCTTGGAACTGCGCGCCGCCGGGGGCGTCGTCGCCCAGACCGGTGCGGCGGAGGCCTTCCTCGTACTGCTCGTCGCGCTTCTTGCGCGCGTCCTTGTCCTTGCTGATTAGGTCGAGGAACTGGCTGGCAATCCGCGCCATGTCCGGCTCGGGCATGGTCTCGGCGAGGTTGGCGTAGAACTCGCTCTCGCCTGCGGCCGGATCTTCCTCGTCGAGCGTGACGATAGCGCCGCCGTCCTCGGTGTCCTCGACGTCAACCGCGTCGTCCTCCAGTTCAACCATCTCGCCTTCCGGCAGTTCGTCTTCTTCGACCATAGATCAATCCTTCAAATGGCGTACGGGTTCGGGACAACCTTCGGCGGCGGCCGTAGAACCTCACCGGGTTTGGCAGTCTTTAGCACAGACACAAGGTTTTTGTCGATGCAAAGCCTGATGCACTGCGTCATGGCGTCAACATAGTCGTCATGCTTGACGCTTCCGGGGCCGGTAAACGCGCAGAGTTGCGCCAACATTGGCTCGACCCATGTGCGTGGGCGGCCCGGATATTTGTCGCTCTCGGGCAGCCAGATCCGCTTGCGTGCGAAGATGTGGCTGACCATGTGCAGGCGTGCCAGCTTGTCGGCGCGGCCGGGGTTGTACGCGTACGCCTCGATGCCTTCGCGTTCGAGCATCTGGCGCAAGGATATGCCGCTGCCCTTGTCTTCGATCAGGCAGAGGTCTGGCTTGCGGCCTGCCGTCAATGGCTTGGCGCTGCCGAACATGGGCTTGATGAGGGCCGTGTCCTGATCGTCGCCGTAGCTGACGTTCAGCTCCTTCTTCACGCGCTTGATCAGGTCGGGCATGCCCATCTGCTCCGACCAGCAGTCGAGCAGGATCAGGTGGCTGTTGCCTTCCTTGTCGTGGAAGCTGCCCATCACAACGCAGGCCGTGCTGTCCGCGTCGCCCTTCTTCTTGTCGTACGTCGCCTCGGTGAAGGCCGTGTCGAGGGACAGGATGATGTAGTCCAGCGGCGGCAGCACGCGCTTGGCAGGCCAGAGCCTGAAGTCGCTGCGCTTGACGATGCCGCTCTCTTCGGGGTCGATAAGCTCGCCGTACAGTTCCTGTCGGCCGAGCGTCGTGCCTTCGTACTGCTCCAGCTGCTTGAAGAAGCTCTCGGGCAGGTTGGCCTTGTTGTCGAAGGTCGAGCCCCGCTCGATGTGCCGCTTGCTCTGCGGCGCGCTGAGCTTGCGGATTAACTCTTTGGGCTTGGGCGTCGTCGTCCACAACACCTGCGGGTTGGTGCCCAGACGCATGCCGAACATCGCCATGTCCCACGTGTCCTCGTCGTACTGCCACGCTGCCAGCTCGTCGAACCAGCCGCGCGTGTGCTGCGGTCCGCGCAGTCGCTCAGGCTTCTCGGCCGTGAAGCCGCGTATCGTACTGACACCACCTGCGACGTTTCGCATCTTGATGATCATGTCCGACTTGTTGTGTTCTACCAGTAGCTCTGGCGGCAGGACGGACAGGATGCCGCTCTCGCCTTCGAAGCAGGTGAACTTCACGTCCTGATAGGTCGGCGCGATGACGCAGCTGTCGAAGCCCGACGGATCGAGGAACACGGCGCGCGTGAGCCACTCGGCCCCGACGCGTGTCTTGCCGAAACCGCGCCCAGCGAGGTAGCCACACTCGGTCCACGGGGTGAAGGGTGGGATCTGACTGTCGCGCGCTGTGGCTTTCCAGCGCGCCTGCCACTCGACGAAGAGTTTGACGTAGTCGTCGCTCTTCATGACGCTGACTGGGTCGACCTCGACCACGCGGCCATCAGCAAGGGTGAGCGGCGCGCTGGCCATCAAGCGTTCCGGTACAGGCTCAGGGCGTCGCGCAGCTGGGTGTTCATCTCACGCACCTTGTCGTAGCGATCACATGCGCGGGATAGCTCGACCTCAAAGTCGTTGCGCTCGCGCGTCGCCTTGTCGAGGTCGGCCTGCAACTCGCGGATCTTGCGCCACGGGTTCCAAATCATTTGTCGGTCTTCTGCGTGAGCAGTGCCTCGGTCAGGGCCGACAGGACCAGCGGGTCGATCGGCTGGCTCTCGACCTTCAGCGTCTCGCCGTCCTTGTTGCCGACGTCGACCGTCTGCTTGTCGCCGTACTTCTTCGGGTTCCACTTCGCCAGCAGCTTGAGGCGGTACTCTGCGCGAAGTTTTGCGCGTTGGATCTCTTCGCCCTGCGCAGGCACGCTGTCGATGATTTGCAGCACGTCGTCGGCGATGACGTCATGGCCCGTGTCGCGCGCGTCTGCGTACGCGATGGCCAAGCCTTCGTCTGCGCGCATCCAATCAGCCCAACTCTGCGGATGGAAATCCAACTCACGGCCGAGCGCAGCCAACGTCTCGCCTTGCGCGATACGCGACAGCACTTCTTCGATGAGCTTGGGGTTCTTCTTGGCCGGGTATGGCATCTGCTTGCTCCGTAATATCGACAGGGCTTCCAGTCCCGACCCATATACGAACGAACCGCAGCATGTGCAACCCCATCATTTTTCACCGCATCAGCGCAGCATCGGCACCGTGCAGCGTGCAGCACGAGAAGGGCATAAACGTAGTTTATGACCCTGCATCGGTGCTGCAGCACTGCCTGCAGCGTGCAGCACGACTTGCAGCGTGCAGCGATTTTCGTGCTGCAAATGCCCAAAAACCCCAGGATTTCTGCGGTACTGGTAAAAAATTACTCGTGCTGCAAATGACCCCTGCAGCATGCATCACGATGCAGCATTTGCAGCACGAGTAAAAAATTACTCGTGCTGCAAAATAGTTGTTGCAACGCCTGATTGCATGGTCTAGGGATAGCAAATCAACAACGCAAATGGAGTACATCAAATGTCTATCGCATCGACCCACACCGGAACCTGCCAAGCCTGCGGCCGCCGTCAGGCTGTTCACATCAATACTGGTCTAATAGCCAAGCACGGCTACACAACCGAGTACGGCTTTTTCAACGGCACCTGTGGCGGATCTGACGAGTTGCCATTGGAACTCGACACTGCCGTCAACGTCGCGACCGTCGCCGCCATAGTCAAGTTCGCAGAGAAGCACGAAGCCGCAGCCGAAGCCGACATCACAAAGGTGCTGGTCGAGGTCGGCCCGTACCGCTTCGACCGCAACCGTCGTTTCCGCGAGACCAAGTTCGTTGACCGCGCCGAGTTCGAAGCAACTCAGCCGCGCTACGCTGACTTCGACCGTCAGGTCGAAATCGCCCGCACGAACCACCGCAGCACCGCTCGCAACGCCCGTGCTGACGCGCAAGCGCTCGTCGACCTGCGCGAAAAGGTTCACGGCCAGCCGCTTCAAGAGCGCAAGGTCGAGGCTGACATCAAGCGCGAGTACTTCAAGACCTACAGCGCGGCACACGCCCGCGTCGAAGAACTGAAGGCCGCAGGCCACAAGGCGCAGCAGCGTCGCGGTGGTGGCAAGATCACAGTCACTTACCGTTAACCCAACGGGGGCTCCGGCCCCCACCCTTATCAGCAACAGGAGCAAATCACCATGTACGTCAAAGAGACATTCACTTACATCTTCAGCCACGGCGGCGCTGTCACCGTGCCTGCAGGCGCACGCACGGCCAGCGCCAGCGCACACGGCGGCTTCCGCTGGGTCGACCCGACCGTCTTCTACCCCAACACCATCGAGCGCCACGACGCCGCGTACTACGGCATCCGCGTTTACCCCGACAACCTGACGGAGACACCAGCATGACCG